AAGCAAATCAAACAGAATGTGACGCACAAGTTGGTGTGCTGTCGACGATTCGTTTCGATGATGGATATGATCGAACGGGGAGAAGACGTGCCGCTGCCTTTTGTGCGCATCTTCATCAAGAACGAGCCACACAAACTCGAGAAATTGAGGAGTGGTAGGTACCGCCTTATCTGGGGTTTCCCAACGGAATACCAGATGTTACAGCGGTTCTTCCTTGGCCCGTCGTGTGATGAGGAAATTGCAAATTTTGATACCATACCCGCGAAACCTGGTTTTACCTTGGCTCATGGTGGTACGCGATCAGTATGGAATTACATGTACGATGGGTCTAGCAGAATTGCTGACAGTGACAAATCGTCCTGGGACATCACGGCTCCGGCCGAGTTGATTCTGATGGATGGTGAGTCTAGGAAGCGACTATGCTTGAACCCTGATGACTTGACTTTCCGTGGGATAGATCAGTGCTATCGATTCCTGACAAAATCATTCGTGGTTTTCTCAGATGGCACTGTTTGCGAGCAGTTGGAGCCTGGAATCGTCCGCTCCGGCTCACTACCCACGATTTCGGGAAATTCAAGAGAGCAAGTCATGCTTAAGCTGATGTACTGCTTTAGTGAGTTCGGTTACTTTGATCAAGAGAAGCATAAGGTCATGAGTGTTGGAGACGACACGATTGAGCGAATGCATGGAATTGATGAGAAGGACTACGAGAACTACCTTGGTGAGCTTGGATTCAAGATCAAGCACATCTCGGTTGGGAGACTCGAGGATGCCGAATTCTGCAGTCACAAATTTGAGCGCCGCGATGGGACAATTGTGCCAAGACCAACGAATTGGGAGAAACACAAGATGTCACTTTCCTACAAAGAGCCGCAGCGTTTCAAATATTACTACATGCAACTTTTCTCCCTTTGTCTTGAATATGCGTTTGACGATGTCGTGTTTCCACAACTTCATGCGTCATTAGCGAAAGAGAGCCCGCGATTCGCTCTCTCTCGCAAGTATTTTCAAAACATGATTACAGGATTTGAATCAGCCCTACCAACTCTGACGACGGAGGAGAGAACTTTCGCTCTGTCTGACGAGGCGTGTGGGCCTATTCGGCAA